AATGGCCCGCTGGCTGGAACGAACCTATGACTGTTGCCAGTGGGAAACTGATGACGATGACTATCATCACAGTGAGCTCACTATCTCTCACTACGAAGACTCTTTGCTGCGTGTCTGCTGGCATCACGATAGGTTGCTGGTGGACCAACCAGGAAAGGTGGCAGCAATAGCCCGCAGCAATGCGGCGCGCTTCGTGCTGGACTCGGTTCGGGTTTATTTCAAATATCCAGATCATCACGTCGTTACTGTGAGTGATATTGGCTGCTGGGCGCTGGTTCACAAAGTTTCTGACCAACTACCTGATGGCGCGCTACGGAGAATCCTGCGCCTGCCTGACGCTGAGCCGCATAAATCAGTGTACCGGGAGAGCGAGTTACGGGTTAATCCGGCGGATCCTCGACAGATAATCGCGGAGGTCGTGCCGCCGGCAACTCCGGTGCTGCAAATCCGCGTAGAACCCGACGTCCCAGCGCAGTATATGAGCCGCCCCAAAATCCCGCGCTGGGAGTGTCAGCAGTACACCGACTGGGTGAAGACGCAGGACTGCTGCGGATGCGGTAAACGTGCAGATGATCCACACCACCTGATCGGACACGGCTTCGGCGGAACCGGGACGAAAGCAGGAGATTTCCATGTTATCCCCCTTTGCCGTGTATGCCACCGGCAGCTGCATGACAACGTTGCGGACTGGGAACGGCAACACGGCAGCCAAATGGAACACGTTCTTCGCCTGCAGCACCGCGCACTTGGGTTAGGCGTGATCGCAATGGGAGCCGTAAAGTGAAGAATGCTATCGATATGCTGACGGTCATTGGCAGCAAGGCAAAGGTCGCCCCTACAACCACCGGCGCACGCCGAGTGCGAGGGAGCGCTGAGCTGCTGGAGCAGGAGGCTCTGATTCAGTGGGCGGCACTGACAGTGATTAAGGGCTACCGGGTAGGCGACTACTTGGTCCATGTTCCTAACGAAGGGAAACGCGGCCCAAAAGCCGCCAGTGAGTTCAAGCGTGCTGGCGGCCGGGCGGGATACCCGGACCTGATTCTGGATATTCCATCTGGGGAGTGGCATGGCCTACGCATTGAGATGAAAGCGAAAGGCGGCAAACCGACGGCTACGCAGATGGAGTGGATCGAACGTCTGCGTGCTGTGGGGTATCGTGCAGAAGTGTGCTATGGGTTTGAAGCCGCGAGGCTGTGTATCTTAGGATATTTCAGGGGAAGTCCCCCCTGAAATTTAACTATCGCAACAATCCTTTTTACAGAGACTGTTCGGATTGGGCTAAGAAAAGCAAATTCGTAGCGGTTAAATGAAGCATATAGCTCACTAACTCTCTTGGGACAGTAGTAACATCTGTCCCTTGTCCATGACCAGAATTTTTATTTCTTATTGTTGGTATTCCACTCTCAAGCATTGTTTTGAGACTAGTGAATTGACCTTGTAGATAAGAAGGTATTAGTTCATGCTCAAGACAGCTGTTAATTAATTTTGAAGCGGTATCGTTTTTATTATATTGCCAACTCCGTTTATCATGAATTGCTTTCATGATACTTTCGAAAGATTTAAGGCACTCATTCAAACATTCTTTGAAATTGTCCAATCTATAATGTTCATGTGCGGCAAGAAACTCATCTATTACGCCATTATATTCGCCATTAGCGCTCAAGAGAGAAAGGGTTGGTTTAACTACTTCAGAGTGAATAAATTGCGAGTCGACTCTGATAATTTCTTTGTTTTCATATTGATATCCTATGCCACTCTCCCTAAATCGAGCATTTATATCAGAAATTGCATTATTGGCTTTTTCTCTTAAAGTTAAAGACTTTTCTCCTACTGTATATTTAATTGCTCCGCAAAATAGTTCTATTACGTCAAGGCAGTGGTCTGAAAATGGGGTCTTATGAAAGTGTTCAAAAATTTCATCCTTATACGATATAACATTGTTCGCTAATTTAAACTCTCCATATTCCTTTCTCAATATTTCGCAAATATCACGATAAATGTTGTCATAGATATCAGGAATGTAATTATAATGCTTCATTTCGATAAAATTAGAACATTGGCCAATTATGTCATTAATGATTTGATTGAATTGGACTCTAAATTTTTGAGGGATGTTGTCATAAACATAGACATCAGTAATTTCACCTCGAATTCTTTTTTGTCTTTTGGAAAAGAGGTCATAAATTGCCATGTGCTATTCCTTATAAAATATGGATAATAAATACTGTGATTTAATTTTCAATAGCATACATATTAGCGTTTACTCGTCGTGGTTACCATTCTCTTTTAGTTGCGTTTTAAGGAGTTTCTTTTTTTTATTATTGCTCAACGTGCAATAATGCTTGCGACCACGGTTAGCGAGAATGAAAAGATGAGTATCGAAGCAGCTATAAAAATTTTTGACCCGCGGACGGCGACGCTAGGACCTCGCGGCGGCCGTGCCACCTTGCACTGGGACGATATCGCGGCAATGCTAGCCGCCATTGAGCGAGAAAACCCGGTTGGGTACCAACTGATCATGGTGGCTTACCGCGGAGACCGGCAGCAGGAGACGGCGCTACGTAAAAGTGTTTGCACATGGGCTACAGACTTTTGCCAGAAATCGCTTATTGCTGACCACGCTCTGGCATACAGGGTTGCAGAAACTGCACTCGATATCCTTTTTCACCGCCCGCTTGAGACACAAATACGCTCGCTCAAGCACTTGCACCGACTATATGGGCCGTACGCGCAGCGGGAAGCGCAACGGATAAAGCTCCTGAAGAAGACGCTAACCAAAACAAAACTAAAGCCTGAGACCGCCTCTACGCTGACGCGGATACAATTCCTGGAAGAGCAGATCTCAGCGGCGCGGACTGGTATCGACCGATGGGTTGCCGCCCATGCCGCTGCATCAACGCAATGCCCACGCTGCCGGGGAGCCGGGCAGATCGTTAAACCCCAACCGGGTGTTTGCCCCATCTGCGATGGCCACCAGTATCTGGAGCCGACAAGAAGAGAGATTTTGCGGCACATCGGCAGGAGCGCATCCAGAGCCGAGGGCTATTTCTTTATCCTGGACGAGTGTCGTTGGTGGCTGGCCAGCCATTCTAATGCGGCCACTACGCGTCTACACGAGCTGTTCGATCTCAACCAGGAAGGTTGACAGGTCGCGTCGTGGGGATGAAAATCCCAGAATAGCTACCGTTCCCTCAACCCGCCTCGTGCGGGTTTTTTCGTTTCTGACGCCCGTAAAATGGCAGGTACAAAAAATGCCTCATAAATTATCGATCTGGCAGTGGATCGCCTTGGTTATGTCCGCTCCGAACGAGGCGCTCAAAGTTGGCGCGGCCCTCGCTGCCGGCGAGTTGTCCAGGTGGCTTCTTGGCGAGCGGACCCGCTTTCGCTACGTCTTGGGCGATTTCATCGCATGCGTCCTTATTTATTGCGCGCTGCGTCCGTATATCCCGGCACTACCGCCTATCCATGGATTCAAGATATCGCCTGATCTGGTTGTGTTGGTGATAGCTCTGCTTGGCGCGCACGGAATCAAGGCGGTCGTCGTAGCGGTCGCGAAAAAATTCGGTATCCAACTGAACGGAGAATCAAAAAATGGGTGATGTTTCCGAGCATTTCAGCCGGTGCGAACTGGCGTGCAAGTGTGGGTGCGGTTTTGACCAAGTTAACGCCGCATTGGTGTCGATACTGGAAAGTGTTCGCCAGCACTTTGGTGCGCCGGTAGTCGTTGATTGCGCCTGTCGCTGCCCGACACACAACGCAGCGGTCGGTGGCACCAGTCATAGTCAGCACCTTCTGGGCAATGCAGCAGATATTAAGGTAACTGGCGTTTCACCTGACGTTGTCGCCACCTTCCTGGAGCACGCACACCCGGACGGCGGGATCGGGCGTTACAACACCTTTACGCATGTCGACGTGCGCGGTACCGCCGCGCGCTGGGATGAGCGCAAATAATCACTCAAGGGCATTGGTGCTCGATAGTGACTATTGGTTAATTTATGGCGAAGACTGACTGGGAAAAGTTGTCGCGGGAGTTTCAGCGCGCGCACGCTAAATCTGGCGTCAAGCTGCAGGACTGGTGCGCAGATAATGGTCTCAATTACGCCACTGCGCGCCGACACATCAAAACGCGCAAAAATGCGCAGCAATCTGCACAAAGTGCGCAAAAAAAAGTGCGCAGAAATGCGCAAAAAAAAACGCATCAGGCCAAAGCTGGCGCGGATCCCTCTCAAGACGCGAGTAACAATAACAACGACGACGATTGCGCAGATGAACCAGAGACGAAACGCAAGGGGCGCGGCAATCCGCACCCGGTCTGCCGGTTCGTAGAGCGCAACACGGCCGCGGTAAAACACCGTGGGTACGCGAAGTACCTCGATGCAGATGGGCTGATGGACGATGCCAGTGAGATGGCGCTCATCGATGAGTTGGTATTCACTCGTGCCAGAGCGTTGTCTGTTACTCAAACGCTCAAGCGCATGTTCGCTGATATGGCGGTAGCTGACAGTGTTGAGGTTCGCGTCGAGCTCTACGGCAAAATCCTGCAGGCAGAGCAGGCGCTGGACCGTAATATTGGCCGTATCGAGTCAATAGAGCGGACGCTAAGTACGCTGGACGTTTGCGCCGCCACCACGCCGAAAATTATCGCGGATACCGCGCGTATCAAAGCCGCGACCGCAAAACTGCGGGCAGAGACTGACGTGCTCACCAGTCAGCGCGCCGGCGTCGTCACTCCGCTCACCTCTATAGTGGCAGACCTGCAGGCAATGAATAACACCGGACGGATTAATGACTACCCGGAACAGTAACCCGCAGTATCACGAGCCAGATATGTCGGGCATGTCTGAGGCCGAGCAGCGCCGATTCATCCTGACGCAGCTAAGCAATCCGTGGTGGCGCCTCAATAATCTGTACAAGATACAGAATGAGAAGGGGATCCTGGTTACGTTCCGAATGCGTCCGGCCCAGCGCCGGCTGTTCAGGAACATGCACAACAAAAACATTATCCTGAAGGCACGCCAGTTAGGGTTCTCTACGGCGATTGATATCTACCTGCTGGACCAGGCTCTTTTCACGCCGCACCTGAAATGCGGGATTGTGGCCCAGGACAAGGCGGCGGCAGGCGAGATTTTCCGTACCAAAATAGCGATCCCCTTCGATAATCTGCCTCCCTGGTTGCGTGCGTCTTTCACAGTCGTGGAACGGCGAAGCGGCGCGAACGGCGGCTTTATACTTTTCGGGCATGGATCGAGTATCGGCGTGGCCACGTCTTTCCGTTCCGGGACAGTACAACGCCTGCATATCTCCGAGCACGGCAAAATCTGTGCGAAGTACCCTGCAAAGGCAAAGGAACTGAGGACGGGTACGCTTAACGCCGTGGCTGAGGAGTGCATCATCTTTGATGAGTCCACTGCCGAGGGCGTGGGCGGCGATTATCACGCTATGTGTCTGACTGCTATCGAGCTGGAGCAAGCGGGCCTGGACCTGACCGACCAGGATTTTAAATTTCATTTCTATCCCTGGTACGACGATCCGAAATACAGCGCGCCAGTGCCTGCCGGCGGATTGCGTCTCAGCAAATACCACGCCGAGTATTTCGCCGCGGTGGAGCAGCGTATGTCTATTGTGCTCACTAACGAGCAGAAACAGTGGTACATCGGCAAAGAGCGCACGCAAAGCGAAGAGATGAAGCAGGAATTCCCTTCCACGCCGGAAGAGGCCTTCCTGACGTCCGGGCGCCGCGTCTTTGATGCGATAGCAACGATGCGCGCCGGTGGCCGGTGTATCACGCCCCTGATTGTCTACGATATCGACCCGACTACCGGGAAGAAGTCGAAAGTGCAGGCGCTACGAGGCGGGAACAAAGAAGAGTTGCAGCGCACACTGATGAATCACTTACTGGTCTGGGAACTGCCGGACCCGGATGAGGATTACGCGATCGGCGCTGATATAGCAGAGGGGCTGGAGCACGGAGACCGCTCGTCTTTTGACGTGGTGAAGAAAAGTTCCGGCGAGCAGGTGGCTCACTGGTATGGCCATCTCGATGCTGAACTTTTTGCCTCGCTACTACGCCACGTTGGCCGGTTCTACAGCAGCGGGATCAGGCGTGGTGACGAGGACTATCAGATCCCTGCGTATATCGGGCCGGAGCGTAATAACCACGGGCACGCCGTTATCCTAGCACTCCGCAAAATCTATCCCGTTAGTCGTATCTACACCGAAGAGTACCTCGATCGCGACACCGACGAAGAGACAGCGAAGTTAGGTTGGCTGACAACGAAGCAAAGCAAGCCGGTTGTGGTTGAGGGACTGAAGACCCTGCTACGTGAAGACTGTGACGGTATCCGTTGGGCAGGGACTATCACTGAGATGTCCTCCTACGTTTACGACAAGAAGGGCTCGATGAACGCGCAGGAAGGCTGCTATGACGACCAGGTTATGAGCTATTGCATCGCGCAGGAGATGCGCGCAAGGATGCCGGCACGCCCGGCGGTATTCTACGAACGAACTACGTCTCAACACTGGATGACGCAATAATGCAGATTGTACAGATTAACAAGCAGCGCAAGCACAAAGGGCAGTTTACGCAGGAACAACTGCTGAAACTCATGGGGGACATCGACGGGCAGCCGGACTGGCGCAGCGATGCCAATACTGCGGCCGCATATTACGATGGTGACCAATTGCCCCCTCAGGTGATTCAGGTGCTGCAGCAGCGCGGGCAACCACCGGAGTGTCAGAATTTGATCGCCCCGGCAATAGACTCGGTTCTCGGTACCGAAGCGAAGACGCGCTCTGATCTGCGTGTTGAAGCCAATTTCCAGAACGACGAGACAGAGAAATTGGCCGAGGCACTTAACGCGGAGTTCTACACTGTCTGCCAGGAAATGCGCATCGACCGCGTGCGCTCTGACGCCTATGCCGGTCAAATCAAGACTGGGTTATCGTGGGTAGAGGTGCGCCGAAATCCTGACGTTACCGGCAGCAGGTATATCGCTGAGGAAATCAACCGTAATGAAGTCTATTGGGACTGGACAAGCCGTCGCCCTGACCTGCGTGACTGCCGCTGGCTGATGCGTAAGCGCTGGATGGACGTTGACGAGGCGATCATGCTGTTTCCGCAGCGTGCGGAAGTGCTGCAGTGTGCCGTTGGCCAACTGTGGGACGATTTTGCAGATACCGATCGTTTACAGGGTAACGACTCCGATCTCGAGAAAGGTTGGGGCGAGATGCAGAACTGGAGCCGCCAGGAGTCTGAGTATATGAGCGTGGGCCGCGACCGCCTCATGCTGTACGTCATCTATTACCGTGTGTATGAGCGTATTCCCATGATGGAATTGCCAACCGGGAAATTTGTAGAGTACGACAAAAACAATATCGCTCATGCTGTCGCCGTCGGGAGTGGCCGGGTTAGCGTGACTATGCAACTGGTGTCTTTTATACGTGAGTCCTGGTGGGCGGGTCCGTACCATCTCGGGGACCGTGCGTGTGATGCGCCGCAGGGGATGTTCCCACTGGTGCCGTTCTGGGGTTTCCGCAAAGACAAGAACGGGATCCCGTATGGTCTGGTATCACGGATGATCAGTGCGCAGAATTCATATAATTTCCGTCATCTCAAAATCACCTGGCTGATGCAGGCTAAGCAGATAGTGATGGATGATGACGCCACCAACATGAGTCGGGAGCAGGTACGCGAGGAAGCCAACCGTCCTGACGGCGTAATAGTCCTCAACGCCGACCGTAAGAACAAGACCAAAGCCTCAGATGCACTGCAGATAAACTCTGATAGCTCAGTCAGCGCACAGCAAATGCAGGTCATGGAGTATGACCGGCAGAATATCCAGGACTGCGCGGGGATTTACTCCAGCTATATGGGGCAGGACAGCAACGCTATTTCCGGTATAGCCGTGTCTAACCTGGTAGAGCAGAGCTCCACCACGCTCGCGGAAATCAACGATAACTACACAATGGCGTGTAATGCGCTTGGCGAGCTTATCCTTAACTACCTGCTCGAGGACCTCAAAAAACGGACGGATTACAGCATCGTCATCAACCGCAAGGATAAGCGCCGCCGGAAAATCGTCACGATTAATGTTAAAGGCGACGACGGTGCAATTACTAACAACATTTCCCGCCTGGATGCGCGGATTGTACTGGCGCCTATTGATTCTACGCCAGCGTACCGCGCGCAACTGGCTGACCGTCTGATCGGCATCATCCAGAAACTGCCGGCACAGGCACAGACCGCCGTTATCGATCTGGTACTCGAACTGGTTGAGATCCCGAACAAGGATGAATTTGTTGATCGCGTCAGTCGGGCCATGGGCACGCAAGACCCGGAGTATATGACGGACGAAGAGAAACAGGCTGCACAGCAGCAGGCCAAACTCAATGAGTTTGCACAGGCGCTGCAGTTCAAGGCCCAGATTGCTGAAATCCAGAATAAGGACGCGGACACCGCCAACAAGCAGGCGAGCGCCAATAAGTCGCAGGCAACGGCAGACGGGCAGAAATACAGTGACGGCCTGACGATGGCGCAGACTGGCCAGATTATGCAGCAGATGCAGATTAATCAGCAGCAGATCACGGAGATGGGACAGCAGATGGTTCAGATACAACAGCTAATCGCCCAGCTGGTTAGCAGCGGGGCGCGGCTGGAGCTGGGGGCTAAGGCCTCTGCTTAATTGTCTTAGCTCAGATTTGACCTGACACGGCAACATCACAGATCTAGAGCTGATATGACAGACAGCTCCGTGCCAAAAACGAAAGTTGCTACTACTCAACTTACAGTAAAGCTATTGTACCCCTTAAATAGTAGTAATTCCGAAGATCTTAGGGTCGGCACAAAAAAGATGAGAATGAGCTTGATACGCGGCTAGTTCGTTAAAAGTTTCAAGTAATTTCATATCATTGTGATGGTGCTGTGCTGAAAATTTTATATTGTACAACCCTACTTGCCCTTTCATATGCGGCTGAATATTTACAAGGGTCTGCTTTGACAAGTCCACCACACTAAATGCAGCAAACGCACTTCGATTTAAATTAAAAAGAAACATATTACAGTGGGGATCATTAGTGCCTTGAAGGTAACCTGTATCAGGTACAGCGACTCTGCAGCCTGGAGTGTCGTCAAAGGTTGCTACTATCACATGGCCCATTAGCCCCTGGGATTCAACAATCATCTCAACTGTCGACTCTAAGATACTTTTTGTGGCCCCGGGTGAAGTCATTAACGCCAGAAAAAGAATCTCTAGCCACTGGAAATACTGCTCACTCGTCACCCTAAACATTGCGCAAACCTCGGCCAAGTGAGGTTTTGCTCCCGCGCGTATGTCGCGAAAGTGTGTCAGTAAAAGAGGATCAGTTGGATGCATCCCCTCTAATCCCTTAAACATATCTATTGTTCGAGCAATTAAGTAAGGGTTTCTAATCCACCCCATAAACTTTGCTTTAAATACTCGTTCAGCAGCGTCCTTCAAACCATCGCTTCCAGAGTTAATTTTCGACTCGGAGATAAGGAGATCAGTTACTGAGGCTAGGTCCGTTTCAAATTTTTGAAAGAAATCCTCTAAATTTTTTCTTACACGTGAGCTTTTCACATCGAAACTAAATAAATCATCAAAAGAGAGGTTAGTCCTTATCTTAACGCCATCAGTATTTGTCAATCGAACAACTCTTTTTTCTCTATCTGCAATTTCAAATTTGTAGATGCGCTGCTTATCTTTTGGTCTGCTTTCATCAATGCAATTACTGCGCT